GCAAAGGACCTGCGTGCCATCGCCGAAGCCTACCCGCAGGATAAGTTCATGCAGATTGCAGTTGAGGTGCGCAGCGCCTACATGAAGCCCGAAGAACTGGCCGGCCTTATCTTCGATACCAAAAGCAGCCTTTACCCGGAGTTATCTGCCAACTTTAAGGAAACCATGCAGCAACAAAAGATGTTGCTTATCGATCAGATACCGGCCCGTAAAGCTGAGCTCACCGATTTGGCCAATGCATCTGCCAAAGAAAAGAAACGCCTTGAAGAAGCCGTTAAGCTACGCCAGGCACAGGCTGAACTTGACGAACAGCGGGAGGCCGCTGAGGCGCAACGTCAGCAGCAGGAAGCTACCGAACTTAACAAAGATATCAAGCAGGCTGAACTATCATTCGATAACGATACGGCCCTGGCCGAAGTGCAAGCCGAACAAACAACGCCGGTTAAGCAGAACTACGTTATCAACGTGAAAACATCTGTAGGTTATCAGCAGATAGCGGCTTTGTGGTTCAAGGAGTTCGCCGGAAAAACTACTATTGATAAGTTGGAGAAAAAGACTTTGGGCAGCATGAAAGGCGATTTGGAGAAGCTTGCATTCAACGGCGGCGAACGACTGGCTGACAGTATGCACCTCACTTACGAAACCGATTATAAAGCGGTTGTAAAAAGAAACTAAATAACCAATATGGGCGCGGTGTAATGCCGGGCCCTTTAAAAACTTTTTTATTATGGGTAATAAAAAAATAAATATCAGCTTTTATCATGATTTGACAGTTGACGAAACCGGTACAATGTTTATTGAAGATATAAACTCAACGGTTCCGGTTCATGTATATCTGCCTGATTTGATTAAGTTTTTGATATCCGTAAATAATGAACACAACCCAAATAAAGAAGACCACTTTAAAAACTTAAACGTATGAAAAAAGTATCAATTATAATCGCATTAAGCTTGATTGTATTGCTTAATAGTTGCGTAGAGGATGGAATATCTACTACCCAAACTCAAAACCAAAATTTCACAGTAGACTTCCTTTTTGAAAACGATGGATGCAAAGTTTATCGTTTTAAAGATGCGGACCGGTATATTTACTATACTTCGTGTACCGGTCAAACTACCGAAACTCATTTGGTAAATTCAGGCAAGCATTCAACAGTTAGAAAAGTAAACCTATCTCTAAACACAAAATGAAAAACTTATTTACAGCATTTTGTTGGCTGATAATCGCATTCACATGGGCTATAGTTGACTCCGGCGGTTGGTGGTGGCCGCTGATAGTGTTTGGCATTATCGCCACAATCTTATTTCTATTCATCATCATCCTGCACGCTACCGTTAAGAAAGTCATTACCCGCGGCAGCGATGGCGTTCCTTACCTGGTTCGCTACACAATCCTTAAGTGCAAGTGCTTTTCGATTAAGATTCATAACATCCTGATAAGTGACGATGATTGTTTACATGACCACCCATGGCCTTTCCTGACCTGGTTATTAAGCAGTGGATATCATGAGTACAGCGAACGCCACGGCTTTAAATATTACCGTCGCTGGAGCTTGCTTTGGAGACCGGCAACTTATAAGCACAAGTTGGTTATCGATGCCCCGGTGTGGACATTCATAATCACATTCAAACCGGTGCGCGTTTGGGGGTTTTGGAATAGCCAGGGTTTTACGCCGTGGTGTAAGTGGGTAAGTAGTGGTAACCGTAAATGCGATTAATGTAAAATAACATTTTGTTTATTCAATTCCTTTTTATAGATTTGGATAACAAACAAGAACCACGTATTATGCAACTTTTCATCAACAAAAAATCATTATCTGTTACCGATTTTAAACAAGCATCAACCGTTTATTCTGAATTAAGGGACAAAAGCGGTAAAGGTGCCAGCTCTTTCAAGCCGGGCCTTATCAAAAACGATAAGGGAGATACCACCCATTACATCAGCTATAACGGTAAAGTGTGGGTGGGTTCTGACCCAAACAGCATGGATAAAAGAGTACTTGCGTTCAACCCATACGAAAATTAATAGAACCACGTATTATGCTTAAGAAAATTTACAGACTGATTAAGTCACGGTTTATCAAATTAACCCCCGTACAGGATTGGCAGGATGATTTAATCATGTGCCCGTCTCAATGCTATTATTATTTTACGTACAAGGGCCGCCCCTATTGTATATATTTACGTTGGAGGCATTCTGACCCGTGGAGTGCTGAACTTATTGAGGATTGTACGCCATCGGTTCATGATAGTTGGGATGGTAAATGGAATTGGCTTAACGTAGATTCATTTACTCATGACCAGTTGCCATTACTAAAAAAACAGGCAATAATTGAGGCTAAAATGTTTTTGGCTGGATGCTATGAATGCTGACCCTTACTTCTTACTTCCGCAGGTATCAAACAGTGATTTATCTGCGGTTAAGGAATTATTCATGCCTAAAAGCTACCTCATTGATTTTGAAGATGCCTTGCGGTTTGGCACGCTGATAGATGCACTAATCACCGAAATGCATTTAGTTGATGTTTATAAGCGGACGGTGCACGGCTATATTTACAAGCCCGAAGAAATGGAACTGGCATACAGGATGAAGAAAGCGTTTTATAAAGACCCTACCTGCGCGGCCTTTGCTAAGCTATCGGAGTTTCAAAAGATAAGCACCGGGCTCGTTGATTTTACTTATAGCGGGATGGATTTCAAGCTCGACATGCGGGCCAAATGGGACCTCTTTATGAAAGCCCTGAAAATGGGTGCCGACATTAAAAGCACCATGGCCACTACGCAGCAAGGGTTTGAGGATGCATGCGAACACTTCAGCTACTACCGAAGCCGGGTTGTTTACATGCTTATTGAGGGAACTTCGAAAGATATGCTTATCGGTATTTCGAAAGTAAACTGCAAGATATTCAAGATACCTATGGTGCGCGGGGATAAGTACTGGATAAAAGGATTAGAACAGGCCACCGACCTGGCATTTAAATATTTCATGATGTTCGATGGGTTCAGCCCATTGGTTAGGGTGGCGTAAAGATACACTGATTGAGGGTTGCAGACTTCGGGGGCTGCACTCGCCGATAAGCTGGGTAATACCGGCTTTCGGCAGTAGGAGGCATTCCGCTTCCTAATTGTGATAAGGTTTAGGTTGAGTATCGGGGAGAGCAAGTCGAACCGATACTTATTTTTTTAACTCATGTAAATTTACATAACTTTTAGAACCACTATAAAATGACCGAAATAGAACAAGCATCAAAGAATCATACCCGTTTTAAGGAACTGGTTTCCGAAATAGAAAAATGCCGTGAGTTTCAAATGGCTGCCAAAAAAGCCAACGATAATATGCTTGATAAGATTTGGAGCGACAAGATAAAAGAATTGAAGCAAGAAAAGCATCTGCTTGATATGCAAAATAAATACATTCGTCTGAGCTTATTTATCCAGGTTACAAAATCGCTTCTTACAAAATCTGAATTCGACGGCGCATGGAGTAAGGTAGATGAAATACTGGAACACCCTGAATTATTACAACCATGACGCACCACGAACGATATTTAAAGGACAGGCATGGCATTGCTGATAAGCGGGTAAAGGAAGCTGCCCGCCGCGCTCATTCTGTCTTTACCGGGTGGTATGGACGGTATTCACTTTCACATTTACAAACTAACAGATTAGATATATTTAACTTTTAAAAACAATGGGAAACGCCGTAATCAACACCGATGCCGTTAACGACACCGCCAAAACAGTAGATGAACTGTTTGAACAATTTTGGAAACCAATAGTTTGCCACCCCGATGGCAGCCTGAATATTGAGCAACTCAAAAAAGAACTTGCCGATTATTCATTTATCTTAGGCGAAGTGCCAAAGGTGTATTTGGCGGTTACTGGCGATGCCCTTAGCAAACCTAACTATCACGCCGCCGGGGTTATTTCTTGCACCGAATCCCATTTCTCTGAAATGGCCAAACGCGATGCCCGCGACTTTATCGATTACCTGGTGGCCGATGAAAAGATGGCGGCCATGGAAGAAACCGAAATAACAGAACTTCTTAACCAATACTTTTAACCACGCTATGCAACATCAAATCATCAACGGCAAATCCATCCAGCAGCATCCCGATATCGCGGTGTTTGCTATCATGCACCGGCCATCTACTTCCGTGGAGTACATTGGCATGGACTACGGTACAGAGCGACTATTCGTGCAGTTCCACGGCGGTAAGTCCTATATTTACGAGGGGGTGCCGGAAACTATCGCACGCGGCTGCATCAACTGCCCGTCTATCGGCAAATACATTAACGACCTTATTAAGCCATCATACACCGCCGTTAAGTACGATTATAAGTTGGTGAATGTAGTGGAGGGAGGTGGTCATGCTTAAGTGTTACATCGCCGGCAAAATAGGAGACTTGCCCCAACTGGAGTATCACGGCAACTTTAACAAAGGCAAAGAAGAAGTGTTGGCTTTGGGATATCAGCCATCAAGCCCATGTGATATACATGACCACTGCCTGCACCAAACATGGGGCGATTACATGCGTTGCGATTTAAAGGAGTTGCTTTCCTGCGATGCTGTATATGCCCTTAATAACTGGAAAGACAGTCCCGGTGCAACTATTGAGGTTAACTTAGCTATCTCCCTTAAAATACCTGTTATTTATCAATCAAACACATAATCAATGAGCACCATCACCATTAGCAAAGCCACATTAACGCATGGCTTATTCTTAAAGGTTTCTTACGAAGAACACCTGCCGGGTAACAGCACCCGTAACCACCCGAACATGACCAGCACCGACCCGGTTCATGATGACCTTATCAACATCTTTAAACAGCTACCTGCACACATGGCGCTTATCTGTGAAGAAATCACCAACGAAGATTTCATCGACTCGCTGCCGGAAGATAATGAAACGCGCCAGGATTACGTCGCTGAATTCGGTGAAACGGTTCCGGCCATCAGCGCGAAGAAAGTCCGCGGCAAACAGGCTTCTATCGTTCCTGATATCAACAAAACGGCAACGGTAGTAAAGGCCGTCGATAAATTCAATACGCACACTATCTCCATTAAAGGCGGGTTGGGTATAGACCAGGTAAGCTTAGACGGCACTCGGGAATTGACAACGCTTAAAATAAAAGGCGTGAGCAGCCCGACCATCAAGCTTATCCAGGAAGAATACCGCTACGCCGAAGACCTGACGCTATTGGTGGAGGCCCTGAAATACGAGATAAACGAATTCCTTTTCAACGGCAAGAAAGCGCCGGAAGCTCAGCAGGAATTAGCCTTTGGTGACGGTGTTGGACTGGAGCCTGGCGAACTTAAAACGAATGCCTATAAAGACCCGACTGCCGCGATAAGCGATAAGGACGATGACTTTGTGGGGTTTGAAATCAGCACCGAAGAACCGGGAGGCGATGACGGTATTACGGATGTGGAGTTTGAAGAACCGCCGATTTCTCCCGAAGAATACTAAACTATTTTTCTATATTTACACCGGGCATCATGGTGGTGCCCGGTTACCGCTATACGCGGCTTATTATTATATTTTTAAGAACCACAAAATGAAGAAAAGCAATGTCAATGCTGACTATGCCTCTGTATTGGAGGCTAAAAAACGTATCCCTAAAAAATTAGGATTTACCCCCGAATCACTTAACCCCCTTCTTAAACCATTTCAGGCCCATTGCGTAATAACTGCATTGGAGCATGGCCAGTTCGCCTTATTTGAAGATTGCGGTTTGGGTAAGACTTTCCAGCAGCTGGAGTTCGGTTATCAGGTAGTTAAGCACACAGGCCGCCCCGTTGTCTTATTGGCGCCGATGGCGGTCGTTGCTCAAACTATAAACGAGGGTAAGAAGTTCGGCATAGAGGTGTTTGAGCTTGATGCA